GGGAAAATAAGCGATAAAAAGCAAATTTGTTTAATCACCTTCCCTTATTCAATTACTTAGGTCTTAGGTCGGTGAAACAGACTATTTGTACGGTCTGTCAGCGAACACTATAACGCGTTGAAATGCGGTTTATTTGGCTCTTTTAAAGTCAGATCACCAGGACTGAAGCCTGTTCCAAACCACAGGAAAGAAGGTTTAAAACTGGCAGGTGAGCAATTTAACGCTTTGATATGCGCCCACTTTTGATACCGAAATGGGAAACGTAACCTGTCTGTCCAGTTGGTCAAACTGAGTGGTCATGCTTAACCACCAAGCACAGGGTTGTTTCTTACCCAGAACTGCCGATCGCTTGAAACATGGCAGGTCGGAACCATGGAGGTTTATTCTAAACCACAACTACCCTTAACGTAGGGAACCCACCTTTCAATAGGTCACACGCCCGCTTAACGATGCCCCCATAAGCGAGAGAAGAGGGGTTACTCTCTTAACGACGAGATAACGGTGGAAATCCAACCACAGGACGTAGCTCATGAATCTACGCTTGCATCTAACGTTTCCGGTTGCCGCCACAACACGGTTAACTTGCCCACATAAGGCACACGATGATTGACGTTGGTGTGGCCTACGAGGTGCAGAGGTTTTTAAAATGGCTAAACGCCCACCAGGACTCTTTTGGGTCTTTCCTGGGTTCTAGACCTGGAACTCAGGGAAGTGCAAACTACTAATATTTACTAAAACACACCTAATGGCTCTAAGATGACACGTGGACTCTTTTAGGCCTCTCCACGGTTCTAGGCCAATTGGCTCTTTTATAGTCAGATCACCAAGACTCGATTTAAACCATCCTCATCATCTGGACGATGACAAGTACCTGTCTTCTGTCACTAAAAGCTTGTCTGGAAACCTCTTGCCGAGGTGCACCATTGACACTTTAAGCTTCTTTAAAGCCCATTTAGAGATAGAATTGAGGCTCCGTTGCTTCACCCTCAACGGCTACGGGAACGCTAATCACCATTTATATTCAACCTCTGGTGACTGGGTGACTAATCCATCTCCTTCCCTTTCAAAGTAAGCCTAGATCTTGGTCCAGCCCGCCCACCTGTAACCTCATGTGCTGTAGAAGCATTTTTGTCCTGAGCTGACTCAGTCCGGTGCAGGATAACACCCTTGTTAGCCTGTGCAGCCACCAACTCTTCGTGATATGGTTTCCTGACTAGTCCATTTTCAGGCTCTAAGGCAGCATTGTTGGACACATGCACAAAGAAGTCGAAAGCCGCAAACTTTGTGTTTTCTTTGTAGCCTCTCTTCATCCACCCAGATGGCGGTATATTGGTTACAAGCATGATGTTCCACACAATCTTAGCGTAGAATCCACAAAACCTACGAAGTGTAGTATGCTTCTTGATGACTGCAGCTATTTCCATTCTAGTTACTCTGCCCCCATAACTGCTAGTTCCAATAAACTCAGTTGACTCAGAGGAACCAGCATCGGCGCAATAACGTGCAATGTCCCACATGGCGAAAGTTAAGTCCTTTTTGGGGACACCAGCTCTCACCAGATCAGCTCGTATGTACTCTATGTTCTCTGCAGTTGCCACATCTGGTGAGCTGGGTTCATATGAGAACCTCTGAACATCCTGGACCTTAGGCCTTGAGAAAGGGTCGCTAGAAGCGAAAGGAGGAGCCATGTTGTCTCTATCTGCCTCAATGTTCGACTGAGCCCTCTTTCTAGCAACCTCAAACACCATCCTTTGCCGGGACCCCAGACTAACCCCAGTGGTCTTAACGTTTGAATCTTCAGCCTCATTTTGTCGTTCATACGCCATTGTACTGGGCGAAACCCCATGGACTTTAGGGCCACCACTTCCACCACGGGACCCCTCGCCTGCCTCAAATGAACCCAAGTGCTCAACTCCTGTGGTACGTGGAAAATTCAAATCATCCTTAGTCTTCAGCTTCTCCCTCCAGTTCTCAAATGTTGAGGATTTGACATCAGAAGTCGTTGAGGACGCAGCAGCTGTTGCAGTTGAACTCAGAGTTCCCAAGTTACTGGTCAGTGATGGTAGTGAGAAACTAGTTCTCGTCTTAAATGGGTCCTCAACCCTCTGAGCAGTATGAGTCATCACAGGCGCGACCGAAGTGGCCACAGCAGTAGACTTCGGGTAGATAACCTGCTGAATGACAGGTTCATTGGCTGGGGCTATGGTTGCTGCAGTCTCGACAGAGGTACTCATGACATCAGTTGTAGCAGCCGAAACAGAAGTTGTCATCTTAAAGTTTCAAAAGCAAATTGTCTATTATTTCGATAAATCTACACTCAACCTAACTAAAGTGACCTCCAATGGCTATGAGGTTTGAGACCCTTAACCAGACCAATGAATTCATTAGTATACACGCAATTTTTAACTACTACAGACTCACCGGTAATGACTATCAAACAACCCTCCTGAGCGGAGCTAAGAATGTGCAGCAGACCCGCAACCGCAAGTGCGACGGTTAGGCCTATTAAGTAACTCTGATACATGAATGGCGAAAACCAAAAGCACAACAATACAGATAGCTGAAAAAGTTCCCCCCTTGAAAAGGTTGCTACTTGGAAAGCTGTCCCTTGGTCCACAATAATTTATCCGTTTTGTGCCATCCATGTAATTTCCTCCGTGGGGAAGACTGTGCACATTATCACCAACTGAAGGTAGGGTCGATCTTGTCAAACACCAAATTACCACACCAACTCCTAAGCCAACAGCTATGGGCAAGAGAACTTTTGTGTTATCAGGAGGTGGCGTCAAACTTGGCATTGTCCCTCAAAAACATGCCCTCAGGACTCAAAATCCGCAGAACAGAACGGTGTCTAGTTAAACACAGGTAAACTTTGTATCTGTCCTCTGGCTCGAAGGATTCAGAGGCTGTGATAAAGGTCACAATATCAAAAGTGGAACCTCTGATTTGACAGTCCCTTTTGTAATCAGCACCGTGTCGATCCAACAATTCAAAAATTTCCTTCTCGTAGCAGACAATCTGGCCCTCAACTGAACCTTCAAAAAGTTTCTCAAAGATTAACTGGTCAGACTTGTATGAGAACGCGGCGCAGTCCAATTTTCCGAGGAAGGAGCAGGTCTGTTCTCCAAAACGTTTAGTTTGATAGCTTGTAAAGTGTGCGTCAGGGCAGGTGTACGGGAATTGGTTGGGGTCGGCAAAGCAAAATGCAGTACCGTCAGGCAGTACCTGTCCGATGTACTCGTCAACTATTTTAATTGAATCCGCTCTCGCCCTACCGATATCAGCTGCACCTTTGATCCTCACTCCAGAAAGGTTGATTGGGTCAGGAACACCGTATGTGAAAGCCTCAAACCTATTGTCAGCTTCTATGATCTCTCTAATTAAAGTGCTCTTCCCAGCACCAGCAATGCAGTGTACTATGATAGGAAAACTTATTGACAATCTGGTCCTAATATAACCTGCCTCAATTAGCTTGTCATAAACAAAGTCCATACTTATTCAAAATACATTATGTTAAACCTAATCTACATGCTTCCTAAGAACAGGTCTCTGACACTTGACTTGAGCATGTGAGAGTGTTTAATAATGAAGCGCACACAGCTATAGTGATTTTGGAGGGCCTCCTCATCCATATACTGCAACACTTTCTCACCTAAGGCAAAGGCATAACCAACCTCAATGGCATAGGAGTCCAAGCAGTTTTCCAGGTTGTCCTTCTCTCGTGCAACACAGAGCCTCTCCAGAACAAGCTGTGGTCTCTTAAATATGCCATCCAAACAGAGGTTCCAACCACAAAAAGTTGGCTTTTCAGTAAATTGTACCTTAGCCTTCAATCTGAGTTTACTTAGGAAGCCCTCATGTTTCTTGGAAACGCGAAGCCTACGATTTGAGCACATATCATCACCAGCAAAACATATGGCCTCAGAACCATTAAGATCATACCTTAGAAAGGTGAAAAGCATGTTGGCCATAGTATTGAACAGGAAAGTACTCGCCTCACCGGTAAAACGCATTATTGAAAAGTTCCCCAATTTAGACCCGAGGTGAGTTTTAATGTATACATAGTCTTCAATCAGATCCCAAGGAAGCTGCAAATGCTTCATTACCTCAATCTCAAAGCTTAGAATATAATGGTCCTGACTAGAATCAAAGGCTTCATAGTCTGATTCTGTGCTCATGCCTTTGAAACCGCTCCTAATAACCCATTCATTTAAGTCTTCAAGATTTTTCCCAGAGTGTATGTACAAGTTGTCTGGCAAAGCTGCTTGTAGCTTGTGTTCAATGTATCTCATATATGGGGCGAACCGGCATAAAACAGAATGATGAAAACAAGCCAGGGTCTGCCCCGCTTTAGCATCTCTAAATCGATTGTCCCACTTTGAACAGAATTGGCTCTTCATAAATATGAATCCGACATCAGCTAGCCAATCCCTGCATGAGCGTCCAGAGTGATTTTCAATTACAGCAGCGCTTTTACTTGTTTTTTTTTCTTCAAATTCCCGCTTGGCTCTTGAGAAGAGAGCTGAATCTAACCCACCCTTTAGTGGAATTCTCTTCAGAAATTCATTCAATAAAAACTTTCCATAAGGTTTGGCCCTATTCAGCTTGGCAGATTCGACAGACGGTCGAGAAAAGCTTAGCCTCTTTTTCACTGCCATTAAAAAAGTGACGGAGTCACTACCTCTATGCCTGGGATAGATGGCCTCAAATCTTTCAGCTGCATTTGCCAAGGTTATTTTGGACCTGTTTGGATGGTCATCAGGAAACTGTGCTGTTGTCTCGGAGCCGCAACGGACTTCCCTGTACTCCTTGTTCATTATTCGATGAACCCATCCAGCTCTGATTGACTCCAGTTCAAATAAAGGGAGATGTGTTTTAAACCAGGGCTCATTTTTGACTTCCTCCACCAATTCCTCCATCTCCTGATCCTCATCTTGGAGGAGATCGATCTCAGTCTTTAACCAGGGGTCACCGGTTAGCTTTGCTTCCATAACGCCTTCTGAACGACCAACCTTGTCTCCAAAATCATTGGTGAGCTCTGGATAACCAGGCAGTTGGTCCACAATGTTAGCAATCGTTGCCGTTTTAGTTAAAAATCTGAACAAGGTTCGACCATGGAAAACTTGGCAAACATCTTCAGCACAGTTCCCAATGAGATTCACAAATATGATATTCAACCTGAATCTAGAAAGGGCAGTTATCCACCTCCTCTCACTTGTGAGGGTGCTCTCGTGAGAGATCAGGATTATTCCCCTATTAAAAGTCAATCCTGTCGACTCCCCGAAGGTGAGGACCTCAACATCCCTTCCAAGGTGGGCCCAAATAATTTTCTTTTCTTCAAAACTAGACACCAAGACAACATCAAACTCAGTATTGCTTACTTCAGCAGCAGCTTCAATACTTTCAAGCCAATGAAAGCTCTCATCTTCAGTCATTGCCTTGGTATCCATCCTGCAAGGGAGCCTCCCAATAAACATTTTGGATTGAAATCTTCTGCTTGACGCGTTGAATTTATACTTTTTTGCCTCAAGAACCTCAAAAATGTCCCCTCTTAATCCATCAAAAAGGGCCCTATCCTTAGCAGAGTCATAATCACTCTGACACGGATCACCAGACAGGTAGATCTGGCAGTTTGGGCTCAGACAGAACATCATTAAGTCAAGATACCCGGGTGGGTACAGTTGAACCTCATCCAAAACTACACTTGCTGCCTTAAATGTAAAGATTGCCTTGATGAAGCTTTCAAGAGTGAGCACCCTTACTCTTAGGGACTTGCCCTTTCTCGTTTTCAAACCAAGATCCTCCTTGATTTGATCAGCCAAAGACCTCCTTGGAGATACAAAAACAATGGATCTGGAGGGGTTCTTCACAATGAATCTTTTGAAGAGAGTGCTTTTCCCAGATCCAAATGTTCCGAGCACGACCCCAAGACTCCTCACCTCATCATTCAACTTCCGGTCATGTGTTAACCAGTTTTTCTGGAGGTTAATTGTCCTGTCACAAAGGATTCCAGTTGTGCCATTCAGTAAAGATTCCTCTAGATTCCTGGCTCTCTCCCAGCTTGGCTTGTAATCGACCTCGCTAACAATTCCTCTCAGAAATAGTTCAGGCCCCTGTCCATTAAAGTTTTGAATCGGATTCGACGGAGCAAATTGTGAATTGGGAGCCTTTCGAAGATACATTATGTGGCCGGACTTAAGCTCATAGTTTGCGTGCAAATTCCCATCTTTATTTAATGTGAAAACCCCCCTTTCAGTGCTGACCCTGGCGCAAATGCCAAAAATTGCGAAAGCAGCCTCCAAGTCTTCAATGTTTAAACCATCGCCTTCAACCAAGCCCTCAAGGATGAGCCTGTTTGTTGGTCTGCCTACAACAGAAAGTATCTTTGCTTCTGTTTGGCCCAGAGTCTCAGCAATTGACTTAACTACGCAACCATTCACTGGAAGAGCTGGTTCGAAGTGCTCCCCACTCAGCTTAACAAATAGTTGTGTGACCTCTGAACTCAAAGTTGGTAGGAACTCGTAAGAGAAGTTGTGGTCAGGTAGAAGCACAACAAGGTGTACAGACTGAATTCTGCAGAACGCAGCTATTGATTCTCTTTCGGCGTACTGTTTGCCTTCCATCTGCTTTCTAAGGCTTGAATTGAGAGAAAGCATCTCATTTTTTTGAATTTCTCTTGAAGAAATTTTCTTGAGTTCCTCACCATCAACGCCTAGTAGAGCCCCCAAACTGTGCCAGAAGCAGCTGCCATCTCCTGGGACTGGAAAAGTATGGAAATTTTTCGCGGAATAGCTAAAGTTCCTTCGTATGAGTACATCAAACAAGGATTCAGTGTCTCCAAACTCTCCGCAGGTATGTTTAATTGGCAGGCCTGCAATATTGTTAACATGATATCTGAAGGTCAAAGAAACCCGACCTTCACTACAGTTTTGGACTGAATGCTGGTAATAGGACTGGAAGTTTGAATCCATAGTGAAAAACTGCCCAGGCTTCATTTGGCATGTTGCACTCACTCCAAAATCACGCCTGCCTTTCGCCCTAACCAGGAACTCAGCTTCTCCGCAAAAATTGATGGTCTTGATTGGGCTCCTATAGTAAACTTTTTCATTATCAGAATGGAACCCAATCCCTGCCCCAGCTTCATAGACTTGAAGAAGACACGCATTGTAGTACGTCCCCTCATCTTTGAGCAGGGCATCAAGACCACTAAACCACCTGTTTGGCTTGTACCTTATCTTGTTGTGTCCGTAGTCTATGCATTCGCATCTTGTGAAAAAGAAACACTGTCTTCCTTTGACAATGGTAGCTTCAGCATCCTCTGGTAACACTAGTTCAGTTGGAGGAAGCACACCAACATCCGTAATATTCTCATTCACGACAGCAGCAAAGGTGTTTTCATGTTGGTTTGCAGAACAAAATGCAAAGGCACCAGTTGAGGAATCTGGAATGCAACCAAAGACAAGACCCTCATGCTTTCTTTCGGGAGCTGTAGAATCTGACACTTCTTTAACTGCAAGTTCAGCGGCTAGATTGGGAGCCAGAATTTCAGAGGTGCCAGACATAGATGGAGATCGTCTACCAAACTCCATCTCCATGGCAAAGCAGACTTCAGGATTGGATCCTTGCTCAATGTCTCCACTGACACAGTTTGCCTCATTTACACTTTTAAGGGGGGGCAGTTGGTCTTGCACCTGATAAGGTCTTGAGAGATTGAAGGATCCCAATTTTCTCAGCCCAAGTTTTCTGTCAAATTCCTTCACTTCAGCTGTAATGGACTTTTGAATTCTAAAATCTGACAGCCCCATCTGATCGGGAAAGATTGGTGACCTGAGGAACTTTTGATTAGCTCTCAACCTGGAAAACTGGAACCAGGAGCTAGGTCTGTCGCTAAACCAAATCAGCAAGGATGCTTTCTTTGAAGAGAAATAGTTCCTCACAAAACCAATAACCATTGGGTTAAGATCGGCTCCGAAGATAAAGCTCAAATTCGAATTGGTTTTTCTCTGCAACACATTAATGGCTACAGAAGACACATAACTGCTTTTTCTGTAGACGCCAAACTCATTACAAAAGGAGTCAGCAATCTTCCTGACCAACCTCCTGAAAACATGGGGGCCACAGCCATCGAGAACATGATGCAGACCATGATACGCCTCACTAGCGTACTTGAATTTTCCAGTCAAATTCTCAAGGCGGACAGGGGCACTCAGTTCCATCCTCTCAATGATTTGCATAACCTCCTCTGGGCCCATAGTTTCCCCCAATGTCACGGCCTCGAACGTTTGACTAAACCTGCAATTTATCACCTTAGTTTCAACAGAGAAGCTAAAAGGTTCGAGATCGTGAATGAATTTGTCAAGTGAGCAAGCTTTGTAACATTCAAAGAATCTGGCCATTTTAAAGGGGAGGAGAGAGGCGAAGAGGGCTCCAATCAGCTTGGCAGTTTCAGGCATAAGCATTGAACGCATTGGTTGGACATCCATAGTAAGCCTGGCAAAGTCTTCAGTGAATTTGATTTCGACCCCGGTTGGGTTAGGAATGATTTGACTGAGCTTGGCCATACAGGACTGAAGATCTGGTTTCTTGAGGGTCCGGATGTACCTGTAAAGTTTTGAAATTAACTCGGCACTCACTGGAATGCAGTCCCGGACAGAATAGGAAAGCCCAGACAGGTGCTTGACGCCGGTTGCTTCAAAATTTGAGAAAAACCTACGCTCGAGACCGGGCAAGTCTCCTCTTGTTATGCTCACAATGTGGTGTGCAAAGGCAGAATACACCAAGTCAACAGAATAGACTTGACCGCTTGGACAAACAATTTTTGATGCCTGTAGTATATATCCTGCACTCAAGGGTTGAGTGTATGATTCACTCTGCACACCGTCTGGGAAGAAAGTCAACTTGCTTCCATGCCTCTGAAAGCTATAACACCATGGATTTAAGCTCTCCTTAGCCCCAGCGAGTATCTCTGGTGGGAAAACAACGGTAGCAAGGAGATGATCAGGTGTTGTTGAATCAAGAAAAAGCATAAGATCATGTGGGCTCCAATAGTGCAGCTCGTCATGCAGGAAGAAGTTCCTTTTTTTGCTCATCTTTACTAAAGGCACCAACTCCCTTAGTGTGCCACACTGCTCAAGACTCTGTCTGGAACAGAGATTGTTTATCTGTTTGGAGCTCAAGGTGGTGAAGTCACTACCATATCTGTACTTGTCTGCACTTGTGACAACACGATTAACATACTCTAGCATGCTAAGGTTTCTAGATCTACTTTTAAGGAAGTTAACCTTGGAACCCTTAATGCCAATTGCATAAAAGCTATTGTCTAATTTCTTAACTAAGACATTGTATAAAATGTGATTTTCCAATGTTTTGCATACAGGGTGAGAATGAGGCTCGAACGAGAATGGACTCAAATAAACTCCAATTTTAATCAATTTCTCTTTTGCTTTCTCACTCATGGCGAAGGAGAAAAGCTTGTGGTTATTGACTTCAAACTGGGTTAATCTGGACACAGACGTTGAACTCACCCTGGATTGCTCCTCAGAGGTAAAGCGATTAAGAACTTCTTCTATCGGACTTCGGTAGGTCAAAGCCATTGCGAACAACTTAGGTCTGGTTCGAGCTAGGTGGTTTGCTGATAGAATGTTCTGTTTATCC